GACTTGCAGTTAGCACAGTTAGTAATGAAAGTCCACCTGAGATGATACATCCACAATTTATTCAAAAGAAATTAGATACAATTATTGCTAAACTAGAGAACATTGAAAACAAATTGAAGTTAGGAAGAATGATATAATGAGTGAAGAATACAAAGATTTAATTGAAAGATGTCTGTGGACATTTGTAGAAACATTTGCCTCAACACTTGTCATTACACCTGCGTTAGGTGTTGACATAAGTACACTTGAAGTAGCTGCCTTAGCAGGTGGTGCTGCTGTGTTATCAGTGTTGAAGTCTTTTGCTAAAAATAAAATAAGTCCACAACCAAAAAAAGTTTCTAAATAATCAAATATTACTAATAATCCTGTACACTTATATTGACAGGAGGAAAGTATCACAAAGAAAAAACTTATACCTGATGAATGGGGTAATAACTTTTATAAATCAGGTTGGCAACCAGGACTAGAAGTAAACGAACAGACAGGGCTAGGTGAGATAACTCACGTTGGTGTAGACCCTGATTACAGAAATAAGTTCGATTCTATATTAAAAGAATGGGGATTTGACCCTGAATTATATTACATTGAAGGCTCTGTACGTGCATCTTCGTGGAATGTTCAGCTAAAAGGTGGTAAAACTGAAACGTTTTATGCATTTAAAGGCGTTGTACGAAAGAAAAATCCAGGACACGACAAGTATTTTCAAGAATTATTTAAACAAGCTAAGAAAAAACCACCCTTAAAAAAGAAAACATTAGGTGGAGATACAGCATTCTTATATTTCATGGCAGACTGGCAGTTGGGTAAGCGTGACTATGGAGTTGAGAATACTATTAAAAGATATGACATAGCTTTACAAGATGCAGTTAATAGAATAAAAGACTTACGTAAACTTGGTGTGAATATAGATGAGATTTATATGATAGGACTTGGTGACCTTACAGAAAACTGTACAGCAGCATTTTACGACAGTCAACCCTTCAATGTTTCGCTCTCTCTCATTGAACAATATGCTCTTGCACGTTCTATGATTATGAAAACTGTTGAAACCTTCTTACCTTTAGCAGATAAACTTGTTCTTGCAGGTGTTCCAGGTAATCATGGCGAAATGTCTAGGTCCAGTAAAGGTCAAGTCTATACAAATAGATTAGATAACAGCGATACAATGCACTTGCAGATATGTCAAGAGATTATGAATGCTAATCCAGAACGATATGGAAAGGTATCAGTTGAGATACCAGATGGATTTCATCAAGTTATGAAAATTAAAGGTAAGACTTGTGCTTGGACACATGGTCATATGACAGGTGGTGGCTCTAATCCAGAAGCTAAGATAGAGAATTGGTGGAAAGGTCAGATGTATGGACACCTACCTAGTGGACAGGCAGAGATATTAGTAACAGGACATTACCACCATTTGCGTACTAAGTATCAAGGTAATCGTGCTTGGTTTCAATCTCCAAGTTTAGATAAGTCTATTGATTTTACAGAAAGGTCTGGACTATGGTCGCACCCTGCTGTTCTCACTTTCACAGTTAACAATAAAGGTTGGGCTAACTTAGAACTGCTTTAAATGTGTCCTCTGTTACAGTCATAACAGGTGTCCTTTGTATCTAATGGTATCTCTGGTACTTGATTACACCTTACACAAACAGGATAATCTTTTGCATCTGGACTACTCATTTTATCTCCCTATATTCATCACACGTTAGCTTACTACAGCATTGTGATTTATCATTTTTCTGTACCGAACAACATTTGTAAGTCAAACAGTCGTAACAATATGTTATTACATCTCCATTTTCAAATGACATTAGAGTTTACCTTTGTCTATAAGATACCAAGCTAAGTAGTTTAATCCTACAAAAACTGATATCAATACAATTACATCTAACATTACTCTTCCTCTGTTTTCTTTATTTGTCCAAGCTGTTCAGCTACCTTTAAAGTGTTATCGTTGTGGTCATTAACAAATTCATCTAACAGTTCTCCAATTCTTTTAGTGTTTAACTTTGTAAAAAACATAGTTTTCTCTACTTTTTGTCCACCACAAGCATTAGCTAACTTTATTGCCCACGCTTTTAACATCTTTGGCTCATCAAATATATTTGCCATTAAAATACTCCCTTTTTTGCTAATTCTTTTTCTTCTTTAGTTTTAATTATTGCATTACAAGTAATGATTGTATGTGCGTATGGGTTGCTTTCATCAGCTAACTTTATTTGCTTAATACAAAAATCATTACCATCAGTGTCAGTTGCATACTCTAAATGTTTTGATACAGGGCATACACCTGTTGTGCTTTTCTTACATCTTCTATCTAATGGTGCAGGTTGGCTAAAATCGTGATTAGGAAAACGTTTCTGTAATCTTTCAACCAACCTTTGCACATTGATACTAGCTTGTTCTAGCTCTTCCATTACTTAACCTTATCGTTCCAGTTAGATATGATTTCACTAGCAGTTTCTCCATTAATATCGCCACCATTGTATAGTTTTTTAAGTTCTGCAAGTCCATCAATGTTCTTGTCAGTAGCTTTAGCAACTATATCCTTACACCATTTAAGTTGTGCTTCGGTAGCAGGATTGCTTTTCCACTCATCTCCCATCTCATCACCTCCTTTATCAGTAATATCTTCTGTTACAAAGACTTCGTTAAGGTCGCCTAAACCTTTGTCTTTCTCTACAAGTTTATGGAATACATCAAGAAACTTAGTCATCTGTTTGTTATCCCAATCTTCTACTTCTTCTGGCATTTTAAGTTCGCTTACACACTCAACGTATGCATCTCTTTGATACTCTTTTAATTTCTCTGCATCAGATACAGTTGCCGACATAAGTTGTTTAAGTGCAGATGCATTGTTCTTTTTCTTTGGCTCTGCAACCATTTCATCAACAACTTTGTTCATCTGTTCTTTCTGTTCTTTAGTAGGTACATGCACTCTCTTTTTCTCTACCTCAACTCTATCATCTTGATTACCAACCTTAGACATTTCCTCTCGGCTAGGTCTTGCTTTGTTACTACCTTGATACTTCCAGTTCGCTAATGCTCTACCAATAGCAGATGTTTCGCAGTTCTCTACCCATGCATCAGTATTTGCGAAACCACCTTGTCCTTTAGTTTCTTGTGCTATACCAGTAGATACTGGATTTGTGTCGCTTTCATCTTTATATACAAATGCTCTTATGGTTACACAACTTCCATCATCAGTTTCGTGTACAACTTCTGTAAATACACGACCATTTGGATTGTCTGTCCAAAATACTTTTAGTCTGTCCTCTACTGTTTCGTAATTATCTAAATTAAACTTAGGCATTATTGTCCTTTCTCTATTATTTTATACACTCTTTGTCTTGATATCTTAAAAAGTTTTGCAATCTCTTGTATAGAAAGTTCCTCTTGCATTTGTTTTATTACTGTAAGTCTGGTCTTTCTAAACGCTTTGGTTTGTTTTTCTAAGTAATCTTCCTCATTTAACAAACCCTTAACTATCTTACTCCACTTACTATCCATTATTCCTCCTTAGTTATCCTTTATAAATATTTCAATCTCTTCTTCTAAGTCAGTTGTTAATGACAATTTACCATTACTGTCTAGTTGTCTAGAGATTTCTAATACTTTTTGTAATAGATTTATTATTTCTTTCATTATTCTTCCTCACTTTTAAATGCTTTCATTAACATATCTGCAATAGTCTTTTTAACTTTAAGTCTTGATTTCTCTAGTGCATCAATGATTTCATAGACATCTCCTAGCATTACAGTTTCATTGTATCTTTTTTGTGATGTAATAAATACAACATCAACTTGGTATAAATCTAACCATGTAAGATAGATTTTTCCCTCTGCATTTGGTAATACAAACTTAATACCACCACGTTCTTTGTCTAATTTTTCAATGACCCACTCGTTCATCTCTATTTCTTTTTCATTAAATATCCTTACTAATCCATTAAATCCATAATCAGTATCAGATAATTGTGGTCTGCTCATACGTTTGTCCTTTCTTTGCTTGTTCTAATATCTCTTGTGGTGTAAGTAACAACTTATAAAAGAACTCATTGTTTTCTTTTATAGTTTCTATTTCCCACAAGTCCTCACGCATATTAAATATGTGTGCAGATATTCTTGGTATGCGAAAGTCATAAATAAAAGTGTTGCTTGATACCTTTGGCTCACTGCTCTCTCTCGCAGTTATCAATATCCACTCAACTCTTTCACGTTGCTTTAACTTAGGCACTGGCTTATCTCTAAAGTATTGATAGTCCATTATGTAGATACCTTTTCTTTTTCTAATGTATTAGGCATTACAACTCCTCATCTATTGGCTCATACCAGATTACAATACTGTCATTTATTTCTAGCTCATACTTAGATGTATCTGCTAGTTCCTCTTTTGTATAGGAACTTTTATATCCCCAATTAGTGTGTCCATAATTGTCCTCTACATAATCATCTATGTGTTCAGTAATATCTCTACCCATTACTGCACCTCGCTTTCTACCATTGTTTATTC